ACTTCTCCATCACGGAGCTTAGCTGTCAGGATCGCCAAGAAGGTTCGAGCATACTCAAGCTTGTCTTTTTTCTTCTCACGGGCTGCCATCTCACGCTTAGCAAAACCCATTGGGTTCTCTTCATAGGCATCAGGAAACAAATCTTCAAGGCGCAGACCCATTGCACCCACAACGTCCAAGGCTGAACAGCCAGCAAAGCATTTGAGCAGAATCTTCCCGTTAGTTGATGTGGTAACGGCTAGTGATGGATCGTCATCTGCATGAGCAGGACAACTACATAGCCATTGGTTTGTGCCTCTCTTCTTTACATTACGAAGGCTAGATACAAATTGTTCTGGAGTCACACTTAACCCTCCAGGTAACGCATTATCTTTTCAATGTCCTCTAGTTTCGGGCGCTTCGATACACCACGCGCTATACGCCATTGCTTGTGCTGATCAATGCCAGTGCGCTCTGCAACAATCGACAGGTTTCGATCTGAGAGCTGCTGCTGAATCTTTAGATAGAGTGAGGGTTGTTCCATAATGGCTCCTGTCTTTAGTTGTGAGTAATTGTTTGCAATAGATTAGGTTAGCTTTTAATTATTTGCAATAAGGGTTGCAACTTAACATTTGTTAGGCTATCTTTACAACTCCAATTACGGAGGCACGACATGTACCAGATATCTACCCGCCTCAACTACGGTCATCCTGACTACGAAAAGGCGTTAGACCGCTGCACTACTTACAATATTGCAGCACTTGAACTGAACTTACAGAACGACAAGTCAGCTATGTGCGAGTTCGCCATGACAGTTCCAGAGTTCTTTGAATACAAACTTTTTGTGGAGGCCGCTTATGTATTGGCAAACGCCTGATCGCGATATTGATCCCCCTGAAGACCGTGAACGTGAAAAAGCTTTCGAGCAATACCTTGCGTCACGGGAATACGTTTTGGACCTGGCTGAAGCTGTTGAAGACCTGATACAGATCAGCCCACATGTGTTCGCTGAGTTCGTCATTGATGCCCAAGCAGATATGAATCTAGCCATCTTGATGGTTGATCCTGCTGAGTTCGGCATGCGTGTGCGTGACGAGGTTGAAGACAAGTTAACTGAACATGTCCGTGAGGACGTAGAGCAACGGTGGATTAATAGATATGACGAAGATAGACGAGCTTTACACTGAGAACGATTACATCTCAGAACCATTTGAAATGCCGCCAGAGCATGACGTGTGGCTAGCCATCAATGCCCTAAAGGTATTGATAGACACTAAATATTTTGCAGACGACTCCATGATGGAGTGGAAGCTGAACTGCATGATCAACAACCTAAAGGAAAAAATATGAGCTTTGAGCGCCGAGTATGGCAGGAGATGTCAGTCCTAAACGTGAATGACAAAACCTCCAAAAAAATGAACCTGACTTACCTCTCATGGAGTGATTGCTGGGCTACCCTGGCTGACTACTACCCTGAGTCTAACTACGTTTTTGGTGAGCCTAAGTACTACCCTGACGACACTGTTGAGGTGTCATGCACTGTCACCATTAAAGAAGGTGAGCATGCGTTCAGTCGCATCATGTACCTACCCGTCATGGATCATCGAAACAACTCAGTCCCTAACCCAACTTCACGGCAGATCAGTGACGCTCGACAACGCTGCTTAGTAAAAGCTGTTGCCGTAGCTACTGGGTTAGGACTGTATATCTATCGCGGTGAGGATATCCCTGCTCAGGGTAAACCACCTATTACAGCGGCATTGCGTAATCGTTTCATTAAGACAATCAATCTGCACCTTGAAAACAACGATGGAGCTGGTGCTAAAGAAGTGTATGAAGAGCTATGCGAAGACCCTCAAGTGAAGGACTACGTTAAGTCTGAATACATCAATAGTGAACATGATGGCGCTAACAAACTAAAACAATTTACATTCCTTGTTAATGGAGAATCTAATGCCTAAAAAATCAATGGAAACAATTGTATGGGGTCTGCTTGATAAGCACCCTGATATGACAGCTTATGGTATTGCTATGAAGTATGGCATGACAGCTAGCTGCGTTTATCGACATAAGAAAACGTGGGAAGAAAACAAACTTAAACAGCAATCCACTGTACCTAACCATTACAAAGCTTCTGACATACGCCTTGGCGTTGTTGGTGGTTTTGTTCTCGGTATAATTTTCACAATAGCAGCGGCATCAGTCGCAGGAGTCCTTTAATGGCTAAATACGATAATAACAACGAGATTGCAATCTGGAAGAACGATGACCGTGAAACAGAAAAACACCCGCACTACAAAGGTAACGGCATAGTTGACGGTATTGATTATTGGGTATCTGCATGGCGAGCAGCAGAAGACGCTTCACCTAATGCACCAGTGCTCAAGATCAGACTGACCGCTAAGAATGCAGCGCCTAAAGCAGCTCCGGCTAAGAAAGAGCCGGAAGCTGACATTCCCTTTTAATGAATTATTATAACGAGTTTGATCCTTTCGCAGCCGCTTGGTTGCGAGAGCTGATCAACGATAAATTGATACCCGAAGGGGAAGTCGATGAACGATCAATCATTGAAGTCGAAGGCTCAGACCTTAAAGGGTTCACTCAGTGTCACTTCTTCGCAGGAATTGCAGGATGGAGCTACGCCCTCGACTTGGCAGGATGGGATGCAACTCGACCTGTTTGGACAGGAAGCCCACCCTGTCAGCCCTTCTCAGTTGCCGGAGCAGGAAAAGCTCAAGATGATGAGCGACACCTTTGGCCCCACTTCTTCAATCTCATCCGAGAGTGCAAGCCTCCAACAGTATTTGGCGAGCAAGTTGCCTCAGCAATTAGAACAGAGTGGTTCGACGATCTACAAACTGACATGGAAGCAGAGGGTTACGCCACGGCAATGGCAGTATTGCCAGCTTGTAGCGTCGGTGCCCCGCACAAAAGAGAACGGCTGTTCTTTGTGGCCGACTCCGTTACACACAGACGGCAGCAAAGCATGCAACCGCTACAGAAAGAACCATCAGAACGGTTTAGGGGCGATAGCCTCAACAGTGACCTTCTGGCCCACTCCATCAACTCAGGACAATCCACAAGTCAGGGGAGAGGGAAAGGCAGCGGATGCTCCAACCAGGGGGACAACACTTGGGGGAGCAGCAAGGATGGTTCAGCCATGGGCAACACCAACAGTCAGGGATCACAAGGACACGGGGAACCTGGAGAACTACATCTTCGGCAGTCCAACGGGGAGAGTCAGGACTTCAATGACATCGACCCAAGCATTTCTGATAGCACCTTGGCCCAGTCCGATAACATCGGATCAGTACAACAGTCCATCGGAGGATGTGTTCAAGAAGACAGGGCGCAATCCAATGGTCAATCAACTCAGGGATGCGGCAGTCCATGGAGTGAAGTTGAACTCGTCTACTGCCGTGACGAAAAATCCAGACAAGTTCCAGCTGAACCCTCGCTTTTCCCTGTGGCTAATGGGATTCCCAACCGGGTGGGCTTACTGCGGGGAGCAGGTAACGCCATTGTCCCGCAAGTCGCAGCGGAAATCATAAAGGCTTACATGGAGTACTAAATGTATTGCAGATGTGGATCAGGCTCAGAAATGGTTAAGCGCCAAGAGAAACAAGAACACCAAGCAGTAGGGGAAACCGTTAACTACTACCACTGTACGGCTTGTGGCAGAAACCATGTACCTGAGAAAGAGCAAAAAAAATTGGAGCAATAAAAAAGCCCCCTTGCAAATACATCCAAACCACAGGAAAGTGAAGGGATAGGGGGCTTATCCTTGAGAGCAAAGGAGTAAATGTGCCAAGTACAACTTCAAGCTCAAGGAGTAAACTAACTATAGCATGTTAAGTGTATTTAACAACCCCCTTAAGTGTTCAATTTTAAGTGACTTAGCATGGGTTCAGGCAAAAAAATGCCCCGTATGAGGTGCGGGGCTAAATCAACTAAAGGAAAATCTGATGAAAAAGAATCAGAAACATCGACCTTTGCGGGAGCGATGAATAATTTATAGCACTAAGCTACCAGTTTTTGCAAGACCAATATTTAGCTGGCATTGTATAAACCCGTTCTCATCTGTTCACTGAGTTCAAGTGCTCTCTTGCCCACATCACTAGCCCACTTACTATTAAGCATTTCTTGAGCAGCCACTTCAAAATCATTGTCCTCGATTGCAGCCCACATCATCTTGAACTGACGTAGCTTAGTCAGCCCCAAGTTGAATGCCATGTTAATCAAAGTCATCTTGCGTACAGTATCAAGCTCTCTGACAATCGGGAAGGCTTTGCCTAGCTCAGACGAGTACAGCATCAGGTCATTCTCAAGCAGCATCATGGCCTCTGCGTAGCTGATACCACGATCCTCGATGTTACGACCAACCCCAATAGTGAGCTTGCCAGCAGTACATTTGTAGGGCATCAACTCTAGCCCTTCATGTTTAACAAGCTGAACCTTTAAATCGTCTAGTGTCATTTCAGCCCCTTAAATTTGTTAATGCCACGCAGACCAAAGCTTGCACTAATAGCCGCAAGCACAGCCCACTGATACCACTCCGGTGTTGCTTGCAAAGCCTTGAACCCTGCCATGATGTACGGCACAGCTTCAGGAATAAATGCACCCACTAAAGGTATGCTCAATATA